CTCTACTAGATAACTTATTAGGCGTTACCTGCCATAGTCTGCCAAGAGTTCCGTATGACCTAATCATATCTGAGACTATTGGAGATACTGGGACAATCAGGTCCGTTCCACCTTTGCCCTGTACTCGTAGAGAGTACCCGTCCTCGTGCTCTATTAGGTCTGAGCCTTTGATGTTGGCTACTTCCATAGCACGAAGTCCTGCTGTGCCACCCAAGATAAACCAGTTGCGTAGCGTTGGGTTCTTAGCCTCAGCCAGCAGCTTCTGATACTCACCCTTAGTTACGGGCTTAGGCACACCACGTCCTGGCTTGACCTGTGGCAGTTGCTCAGCAGGGTTGTGACCATTGACAAGGTTCATCTTGTTCAAAGACTTGTAGATACTCCTCAGACGGGCTACGTAGGTAGCCTTGGTGGACTGCCTGGTAGCTTGGAGTATCACCCGCTCTAGGTCCTCGTAAGTTGCTAGAGCAGGGTGAACACCCAATCGTCTAATGATCTGCATATCCTGCTTGAACAGCTGCTCAGAATACCCACTTGTCCGGTATCTATTGTGAAGCTGCTCGGCTATCTGCTCTAAGGGTATAAGTTCCATAGGCAGATCCTAGCACTAATCAGCTAGGTTCGGTGTGGATTGTTCCGCTTGCATAGCATCATAAGTTGATTTCAGCATAGATGTAAAAGACCCATCGCCTCGATCAATGATTGCGTGTTCAGTAACTTGCCCAGTCATTGGGTCAGTTTCATCAATAAAAGTAACTTTATCCATTTTTATAACTCCGCACTAAATCCGAGGAAACCACTTGAAGTATTATTTATCACTATTGCATAGTAACGATAAGCGTTTAAGCCTGTTGTCGTAAAAGATATTGCTCCCATATTTGGATTTTCAAGACCAGACCCAACCAAAGTAAGTGTGCTAACTGTATAACCAGCAGCAATTTCATTGATTGATAATGATGACCAATCAACAGATGTTGGCGCAGTTCTCATTGTAACTGGGAAAGTTATATAACCACGCCCAGCCGTTGTCGAATTTGCTTGGGCTGATCCAAGCACCGCATTTACTCCCTGAGTACCTGAACCGCGCCAGTAGTAACGCTGACAAGCGGCTAATTCTCCTTGGATTGTTGCGCCATTGGTGCGGAAAGGTAATGCCACGCTACCAATGTCAATTTGAACACCAGTCACTTCAAAGTAATCATTAGCACCAGCCGTACCAGTTGGGTCACAAAAGAACTGAATTGCCATTTCTGTTGTTGCTGCTGGAAGCGCGCCACTATAACTAAAACGCTGCCAAGTCGTTGTTAGTGTTGCGGTGTTATTTATTGTAAATGAAGCGCCTGTATAAGTACCCTGAATTGCTTGGTCTGTTCCTGTACCTGTCCAAACACGGCTACCAAATGCGCTAGAAGTCGGTGAATAATTAGCACCAGCCCGAGCATAAAAAGATAATGTGACTGTCTTCCCAGCATAAGGAATTGAATTAAGTGTTTCAAAACTATTACTTAATGAAAAGCCTGTTGTAGATGTTGAACCTGCGGTGCGTTGAAATCTTGCACAATACTGAATATTTGGAAGATTAGTTGTATCGCCTGTGACTTGTCGGCTAACTGTTCCAGCACTTGCCGCCAATGCGTACCAGCGGTCTAATGTGTATGCAGCCGAAGCCGTAGAAAATGAAGTGCCTCTTTGTGCTATCTGAAAGGCTGAGTTAATTACAGGATTGGAAATTGGATTTCCAGCCGTATAGCGTAAACCTGTCGAAGTGGAAGAATCTGCTACGAGAGTTTCCCCATTGTTGCCCACGGCTACCCTAGCCTGGGTAGTGGAGTAACCGAATAGGTCACCCTTTGCTGTTAACGGCGAGTTAGCCGTTGTTGGAACTCTACCTGTAGCCATTAGTTTCCTCCTGGTTGTGCTGGTAATTCAATCTGTCGTGGGTCTGCATTGCTTGCAGGTAAATCTCTGAGTGCTTGGCGGTAGGTAGCCCAGGCTGCTTTGTCCACAGGAGCATCTGCAACCTGTGTCCAGTCTGTACGCGCTAATTCTGTGTCGCGCCAGTAACGTAAACGTGTTAAATAAAGATCGTCTGAAACTTCTGCGTCGTTGCCAAAACCTGAGTCGAACTTTGTCATTATGCCACCTCGTAGAATCCGGAAATAATTATTTCGTTACTAGTTGCTATGCACGTAGTCCAATCATAAAAACGTACACCAGCGGCGACCGTGTACGCCGTATTTATAGATCCTGTTACCGCTTTACCAGTTGCAGACCACTCATTTCCAGAAATAGAAAATTTGCTGCCTGAAGCAGTTGAAGGTAAATAAATGGTCATTGTGCCAGCACCAGTTCCAGCGTTTGTAATTGTTACTCGTGCAGTAAAAAAGACAACTTTACCAATTTGTAAATACGATCCAGATGATGTGTAACTAGTAATGGTTCCGATAGTTTGTCCAACAGTTGGTGTGTAAGCCGTCCAAGTGTACGAAGGTGTAGCCCACTTTAATCCAGTTGCAGTGCTTGAATCAGCAGTCAGTACTTGGTCGTTGCTACCCACTGCCAGTCTTGCTGGGGTATCGTTGGCAGTAGCCGTCAGTAAATCTGCTTTAGCGTCAAAGATGGTTGGTTGAATACCACCTTCAACCGAAGGTATGCGTCCAACTGTCATTTATGATAACTCGCTTCCGAAAGCATTGAATGAGAATGTTGCTGCTGAGGCATAGACTGTGATCACATCTGTAGCTCCCAGAGTCACACCTAGTGTCAGGGTGTCTGTAGCGTTACCAGGTAGGGATACGTCATAGGCCAAGTACTGGGCAGCAGCCAAAGTTGCACCTGCCACACGGACCGCGATGCGGTATGTGCCAGCAGTAGCTGTCTGGTTGGTTACTGTCAGTGTAGATACGATTGCTTGTGTTGCTGCTGGTACGGTGTAGAGCGTTGTTGCAGTTGTTGCCGCTGGGTTAGATTGCCCTAACACCTTGTAATTTGTTGGCATTTATTTTTTTCCTTTACTGTAGTGTTTTGGTTATCCGCCCATTAGAAGCAAGCTGCTAACGGTTCCACCTGAACCGCTATCTAGTCCTGCTTCAAAGGCATTGAGGTCTGCTGAGTTGAGTACGTGCTTTACTGATGCACCTGCAGTATGTGCTATAGCAGATGTACCAGCCTGACCTCTGACGATAGTAAATGTATCGCCAGAAATTGCTGTGATATAGATGATCTCTTCATTCTGGGTGTCAACATCTAGTGCTACACCAAAGGTATCTACGTTACCTGCAGCAAGAGTTACCCCGCCTAGTAAGGCAGAACCTGTACCAGAGTTAACAGTCATACTTGTTGCACTGTTTGAGATACCAGTGGCAAGTGCTGTCTCAACAGAGATACTGGAGAATTCGCGTGTCATTGTCTTTCCTTACTTATCGGGTGTAGTGAATACGGATTGGATACTTGTCTGATAACTTGAGTGCCTCTTCGTTGAGTCGTTGCTGGTATAGAGCAAAGATGTAACGAGATGCAGCAGCACCTGCAGATGATGGGAGCTTGGAATCGTTTAGATCCGCTTCAGCACTAGAGAGATTGATTCGTCCAGCGTCAAGGTAAGACAGTAACTTGTATGCAGCTCCGAGTACGACAACATCCTTACAAGAATCTGGTAGACCAGACACGTCAGCAAAATCATCTGTGTTGGCATCAAGAGTGTTTGGTGTTGCTGTGTACCACACCTGAATTGTACGACCAGGTTGTACGTTCTCATAGATGTTAAGTGTATTGTTTGTGTTAAAGGTTGCAGCGTTTGCCATACCATCTAAGCGCCAGCGATTTACTGGTAGCCATTCTTGGCTAGAACCTGTTGTCTGCCAAGAGATAAATAGAACACCTTCGACATCATCTGGTAGTGGGTATGTAACCTGAGATGCGTTAAAGGTAAATGTATAAGAGTTAATAATCCAGAGTTTAGGATAGAAACTGTTGATCGTATCGTTAATAGCCTTCTTGATAGAGCTACGTGGGAAGGTTGGAGACAAAGTTACTGGCGCATACTGTGCGTGAGGGGAAGCTGTAGTTCCCTGGTATCCACGACCAAAGCCTGGGATAACGTTGAGAAGATTAGCTGCCTTATCAAATGAATCAATCCAGATAAGTTCGTCATCAATTTCGATGACACCTTTAGCAAGGTTATTCTGGCTACCTACAACGATCTCAGTAGATGTTGTGGTCAACCCTGAAGGGTTAGCAACATAGGTGATGCGGTCTTGACGAAGTGCGTAACCTTGTAGGTTAGCCTTTACCTCGTCTACCAGTTCGTTCAGTGTTGGCATTATTTCCTCTCATACCAGCCATCTCCCCATAGAGTTAGCAGTCGTGCAAAATACTGTTCATATTGTGGTGCTATAGCATCCAAGGAATACAAGGACACTGCTCGCTTATGTATTGCTACTGGGTCTAAACTCTTTACCCACTCTGTTGCTACTGCAAACTCCATTGCATTTCTGCAACGATATCCAGTAACACCTTGTGGATTAGTTTCTGTAAACGCTCCCCAGTCTGTGGTAATCGTTGGAGTTCCACAGGTCTGCGCTTCGATAACGACGTTACCAAAAGGTTCTATGTATAGCGTTGGTGCAAATAAAGCGATAGCACCGCCCATTAACTTTGCTCGCTCTTCAGGACCTACTGGTCCTACCCATTCGCCATACTCAACTTTAGGATCTTTGCCAGGACCTGCAAGGATAAGTTTCAAACCCATCTCTTGGCATACGTGCTGGGCAATTCCGATACCTTTGCGATCTACCATACGTCCTACGTAGAGGTAGTAATCTTCTTTCTTCTCTTGCAGCGGAAACATCTCTGGTTCTAAGTAACCAGGAATAACCGCATCATAGAAGTTGCCATCTACTAGCGTTGGGTTCTTAAACATTGCATAGATGCTGTGCATCCAAGCGTATGATTCAAAGACCTTGTACTTACTAAAGACTCCACCGTAACCCACACCAAACTCTACGCTGATGTGATTTGGATAAGCCTTAGCGATTGGTTCTTGTGATGCTCCACCGATAAGACAAATAAAATCTTTCTTCTCTAAGCGCTTGCCTAGTTCTTCAATAGCCTTGCCATTAAAGAGCTGCCAGTGTGGCAACTCGTTATTAAACTCAGCTTCAGTAAAGTGCTTACCAGCTAATGCTTCTTGCTGTTGCTCTTTAGTAATGCAGGTAATCAGTTCATCTACCGGTGCTTCGTTATCTTCACTGGCATAGAGATAGACCGTGTGGCCTAACCCTTTCATCATTATACAAAAGCGCCTGACCTTTTCGGTATAAGCGCAGTTGACGTATTCTTTAGTTGTCTGTGTATGGGGCAGGCTGATAACGTGAAATCTCATACGAGAAGTCTACATACCACCCAAGAATAAGGCTACGGGGATGGCATCTGCTCCTGGGCCTGTCGCTCCAGTCGCACCTGTTGGACCAGTTGCTCCAGTGGTACCTGTTGGACCTGTGGGACCTGTAGGTCCCGTTGCTCCATTTGCACCAGCAGAACCAGTAGCCCCGATAGGGCCAGTGGCACCAGTAACACCAGTAGGTCCAATATCACCTGT